CCAAACTCTTACTAACCACTTTTGTTTTATATTTTTTTCTATCCCCATTGTTCTGCCATAGCCTCTGCAATCCCAGTCCAAAATTTACTTCTTTCTTTTGCGTTTCTTGGTAAAGGTCTATTTTTATTTTTATTAGTATGTTTGTATCTACTTGTTCCACTTTGTATAAATGTATGTTTTTTTTCAACTACATTAGTAGGTTTTAGATTTGGTAAACCTTTTAACCACAATCTTGTTTTTTTACTAAATGGATGTCCATACTCGTATGGTTGTATCTCTTGAGAAAACTCTGGCATATTAAATACTCTTAATGATATTGGATTTTCTATGGCAACTTTATCGCAAGGATGATTGTAGAATTGCATAAAAAACTTTTTACCTTCTAATCCTTTTTGGTATCTATCTTGGTCCATCTGACCTTTCTTTGGATATAATCTACATGCACCAGCATTTGATAAATAAGTACATGGTGGATGAGCTATAATCATATCCCAATCATCTAACAACAGATCTGTAACATCTCCTTGTACATGTTGTCCTGGAGTTTCACTTGGTAGTATATCGCAACTCCATGCGTTATGTCCTCGCTTTGCAAAAGCATCTCTTACAATACCAGAATACTCACATGCTATCAGTATCTTCATCTTCCTCCTTTATGTTATTAATTATATAATATCCTATGATGGCAGCAATAAAGATAGCAATCATTCCTACAAACAACATACCAAATCCATCAGCTACACTCATGCGAATATATCAAATTCTGTACTAGCAACTGATTGCTTAAATTTATTATTAGTTCCTCTTGTTAATCTTTTATGCTCACCACCACCAAGTAATAAATACATAAAGGCATCACCAACATGCGAATGTTCATTCTTGTTTGGAGCATCTCTATATCTTTCACCACCAGATATTTGCACTCGTTTAAAATGATAGCCACCAGATAATGCCTTCCTTAATCTTTGACATCTCTTATCTACAAGCAAACCTGGTTTACCTTCTATCAATCTATTCATAGGCATAGCTCCAGCCTCTCGTCTTACTCTGAAATCATTTGATGCAGTAGGTCTAGCAGTCAATCCTATAGATCTTAAATGATCAAAAGCTGTAACCTCATAGATCTCATCTCTCTTCATACCAGCTGGATCTCCATGGACCAGGACCTCAAATTTAGGAAACTTACTTGCTAGTTCTGATTTTAACATTTCACCAAATCTTTCTAATCCCATATCAAAGGTAACTAACTCATGTAGAATATTCCATCTACCTTTTGTAGTTCTTTGGCCAAAGATTGCAGCTGGTGTCAAACCAAAGTCCACACCTACCTGGATAGGTAAACTTATATCTGGTTCTAAAAAATCTGCTGCCATCAAAGTATCATCATACTCTGACATGACTGGCTTACCTTCTTGTACATAAGTATATAAGCCTTGAGCATAACATCTAATCCAATCTAAATTTTTTCCAAGCAAAGTTTGTTCATAGTAACCAGTCGGTAAATTTTTTTTATTTTCTGCATTTGGATTTGTCATCCACCATTTGTTTGCTGACATAACAAAACCATTAGCCTCTGGATTTTCTGGTAGATCTTCTTTGGTATATTCTGTTACTGCACCTGGCTGCTTAAAAAAACTCCATCTATATTTACCTTTCATCTTTTCTTTCTCTGCAAGTCTATACCACCAATGATCATCATCCATTGGGTTAGTATCCATAATAATCCCTCTCCAAGGTTTGGCTCCACCATCTGATAATGTAGGATACCTTCCAACTCTATGTGTTAATCCATCTATAACAGCTTTAGGTAACTCTCTTGCCTCATTCACCCAGGCTCCAGTCAATTCCATAGATAAAAGTTTTCTAACATCCTTTGGTTGGTCCAATGCTAAAAAAATAACTTCACAATCTATACCTGGAGCTCCATCTCTTGATGGTAATTTTATATGATGTGTTAATGGAGGGCTCCATCTGAAAGGCCCCCAAATGTTTTCTGGAAATAACTCTTGCCAAGTTTTAATTGTTGTTGTCCTAAGTTCCGGATAAGAATTACGAACTACAACAAACCTAGAATACTTGATCCCATCCTTAGGACTAGCCACTTGTTGTACAGCTTTCAACATTATCTCAGCTGCACATGCGTATGATTTGCCAGATCCAACTGGCCCCATCAATCCTCTTACAAATGATTTGTCTTGTAGAAATTTCCAAACTGTTTGTGATGTAGAAAAGTCTAGCTTTAGATTTGTTATTGCATCACTCATTCACATATACACCCATATAGATCACCACTACCATCATTCATGACATGTCTATTTATGGGAGCATCATGATAGGTTGTCAATTTTAATCTTAAAATATCACAAAGCTCAAAGCAATCTACTGCTGTTAATAATGTAATACTTTGTAACATTTCTTTTGTAACTACTACTAAGCTATATATACCATCACTTAAAATAATTAAACTCATCTTCCACCTCGGTTTCGTTTTTTCCAAGATCTCTTTTTTGACTTATTCATACTAGAGAACTTAGGCTTTTTTCTTTTTGATATACTTGTTTTCTTAGGGATCCTTTCATGTGGGGTTTTGTTTACATCAAACTTTACTCTTGCCATTATCCTCCTCAATATCAATTATTGGTTTTGCTTGTTCTGGTCCTTGCATTACAATACCAACAACTGATGGCCTATCCATATCCTCTTGCTGTTCTAATAATCCAGCAGCCTTAGCCAACACTCTAAGTACAGCTACCTTGTCATGCAGCTCTACCTCTAGCTGAGGGCCTAGTTTTGTCGGAGTAACTTTAATTTTTTTTATAGCTTTGACTGCTGCATCCGATATGTTTTTCGTATCTTTGATAGTAACATTACCTTTATCATCCCACTCCATAATATCGGCAATATTAGCTTGAGCTATATCAACAAGTTCTTTAGCTACACTTTCCTTGTTATGTTCAATGATCTCGGATTTTTGCACTCTCCTCTGGACCACTCGCACTCCACCGAACCGATCCAAAGGAGGTTTAACTATTCTTTTTTTACTTGCATTACTCATTTCTAAATATCACCACCATTAAACCTTTTATATATCCAACTCTATTTGTATCCTCAGTACCATCATCATGACCAAATCTAAATCCATCCTTTGGCTTTTGTAGAAACCTTATCTCAACATTATCTTTCTTATACATGTAATCATGAAAATACTTTGCATGAGTAGAGGCTGGTAACAAAAACACTCCAGTAAAATTTTTAGTTTCTGCTGCCTTCTTAACAAACCTGGGTATATCATTATCAAACATAGGATGTATATATGCGATCTCACCAGTCCAATCCTTTGTTAAGCTATTATCTTCCTTAGTATAATACTTTGGTAAAAGATGGTTCTGATGAGATGCACAACAATCAACAGTAAAATCAAATTCATTAGATAAGTCCTCCCAGATCTGTTTGGGAGTTCTTACCCATTTCATCAACTTATCATTTCTAAAATGAAGATGTGAAGGATTTTGATTATGCCTAGAATGGGATTGGCTCATCCGATATTCCTTCACTTGCTGATTTTTGGTGAAGAGGTATCTGAGGATCATCCTTGTTCTCAAATACTCTAAAGAAAGCTACAAGATCTCCTTTGTTATATTCCTTTGAAGGATCTTTCTTGTAGATCTTAATATCCTTTGCACCTGGTACTGATGATCTTTCTTTTGTTTCCTTATCCCAGTTAGATGCGTTCCATTCCTCAATGATGTACTCACCCTCTGGTAAGCTGTATCCTTTCATAACCTTATAGTTACGATTGCTATGTGTCGGTCCACTCATATTTTTCCTTTTCCTTTTATGTTTCCTTTTTTAAGTGGAGCTGCTTTGACTAGCCTAGGATGAGAAAGCCTACCCCACTTATAAACTAAATAACTAACCTATAGAGAAAGTTATGTGAACATAATAAATGATTTGTAAAATAATTGCAAAAAAATTGTGAGTTATCCCCCCATATATATATACGCAAGGGGGGGCAAGGTGTGCCCTTTTTGCAACACTTTGGTTTTCGTAATATTGTGAAATATATCTACCTACCTTGGCCCTTTTATAAAATGTAAATGTTCGTTTACGATTTATAAATTACCTGGGCATCTTCATCTTCCTGGATATTTTCTTTACCATATCCTGGACCAGTTCCTTATTGTTATTAGGCTTGTCTTTCTTGATGAATACATCCTTATAAAAGACCAACCTCTTTGGACAATCCTTTCTGTTGGTCCTTCTCCATACAAGTATCTCTCTAAGTCTAGCAGCAGCTCTAGCCTCGGTAAGTCCTTCCTTTACCCATTCAGCTACCATCTTCTCATCTTCAATATTGTACTGAACCAATACTCCGAAAATCTCTTCGGTTATTCTTACAAACCTATTACATATATTTCTCACTATAGGGTATATATAATTGTTATCTTTGTTGTTATGCATGGTATCTGAGTGCATATCTGGATATGTATTGGGAGCCATATTAGAATTATTCTTAACTACAGACTTATGTACTCTAGGTGCATATTTCTTTTTACCCCCACCTTTCGGTCCTATATGTATTTCTGGTTTATCTTCATAAGATCTGTCTTTATCTGGTACCATAGCTAACGCATCCTCTTCCTTAATCTTAGGATCAAACACCATAAAGTATTTATTACCTTTGAGGCCAGGATGTTTCTTGGCATAGCGAATGTAATCCCACTC